TTAAGTGGGATCAATTCGAAGATTTCATTCCCATATTCGTCATATCCGCGGGGACGATATTTTTTGAAGGTTGTTTCCATGTCATCTGAGAACTTACTGCCCCTTGTAGCAATCACAAAATCACCAGGCATCGGATGAATAGTAGGGTCAATGACGATGATGTCTCCCTCTCGGAAATCTGGTTCCATCGAACTTCCAATAACCTTGAGGGCGTAGCAATCGTCGGGCAGGTCCATGTCTACCCAAATGAAATCTCCGCTTGCGATTGCTGCCTGTCTAGCGGCAATTTGCCCTGTTGACGTGGGATCTCCAGCCTGTACATATGAAAGGATGGGAATCCTTTTCATCCTCCCACGAATAGGCTCAACATTGCTTTGATTAGCGGGAAGCTGGTCGTTTGATACAAGAGGGTCTCCTACGCCATTAACGATCCAGTTTTGATTGAGAGGCAATTTGGAGCAAATAGCAAGAGCCGGAGCGGACTTCATGTTTTTCGTCTTGCCCGACACCCAACTTGCCACAGAGGGCTGCTTGATGCCCGCCAACGTGGCTAACTCCGATTGCGAGATATGGAAGTGCTGAAGCACCCAAGAGATTCTTTCTGAAAGCGTTGTCATGATAGACAAGCCTATCGGTTAGCGTGAACGGAGTGTCTATTACTTGTGATATAGTTACTTCTATCACTATCTATAAATGTAAAGAGACACCTATGGCAAAACAGAGCAATCTGCGTGCAACTGCGATCGCTCGCGATCTCGTTCGCGAGGTCGGTAGTCAAAGGAAGACCGCCGAACTTGTGGGTGTGAAGCAGCCGTCAGTTTTTGCATGGACAAAAAACGGGCTCACAGCGACTCGTGAAAACGATCTTCGATTCCGCTTTCCAGAACTTCGGGTCTGGAAGCGTTACCCGCCGCTTACCTCTGCTGAGGCCAACTGATGTTCATTCGTCCAGAACTTCGCAAGGGCGATATCGATGTTCGCGTGAAGGCCCCCAAGGATCTTGTCGATAAAGTCGACCTGATCTCTCTTGCGCTTGGTCTGACGCGGCAGGACATCGTGCTTGTTGCTCTGGATGCCTACCTTAATGAAACGCTGGCAGTAGCAAGAGTACTGAATCAAGTCGAGGCATCGCAACGGAATTCAAACGGCGTCATAACGGCAGGAGATGCGCGATGAGTTATGCCGCAGAGAGATGGGCCAGGGCGCAGAGGGTAGGTAATGCCCGCGCTAAACAAGTACTTGTAGAGCTTGCGAATTGCCACAACGGCAAAACGGGCAAGTGCACTCCGGGCATCAAGTACCTCCATGAGGTAACTGAGCTCAAGGAAGACACGATTTCTACCGCGACAAATTTCCTGCAGTCGAAAGGCTTCATCAAGAAGACGTACGTGGCTGTCGAAAAAGGCCGCGCAATCAGCTACGAACTTCTCGGCTTCAATCCTCAGGAATGGGAACGGAAAAAAACTGAGGGTAGCACCGAAAACGGGTTGACCCAAAACCGGGGTAACCCCGAAAGCGTGGGTCCCCCCGAAACCGGGGCGACGGATAGCCCCGAAAACGGGGGGACGGGTACCCCCGAATTCGGGGGTGAAACAGGGAATAAGAACAGGGAAAGGAACAGGGAAGTTATGTGCGCGCCTTCCGGAAATTCGTCGGCTAACGCCGCCGTCGCATCTGCGCAAGCGCAGACGCCCTATCCGGACGACTTCGACCAGTCTCTTTTCGACGAGTCCTTGTACGAGGAAGCCCGCTCGATGGGGTCAGAACCCAACACCGTGAAGGCCGAAGCTCCGAAGCGCAGGACTACCACGCCGCGCAAAAAGCCCGCTACCCGATGCCCGTTTGGGCCTGATGCCTCAATCCCGCCCGAATACCTCGAAATTGCGCAAAAGGCCGGTATCGGGGACCCTCAGCAGGTCTTCTCCGCATTCGTCAATCACGCAATCGCACACGATCGAAGCCTAGTGGTCTGGCCTGCAGGTTTCCGAACGTGGTGCTCCAACGAGCTCCGATACCACCCCAACCAAACACCCAAGCCGAAGCCTCTCCACCAACGAACCGCTGCCGATTACGACTGGTAAAACCCTATGCCTGAACTTCAAAAAGCTTTCTCAAAGCAAGCACTGCAGCCGATCTTCACGAAGATCGAGGCCGTGCGAGTCGCAAACCCGCCTCCGCGAGCACTTCCCAAAAAGTCCGAGTGCGATCTAAAGGCAGATGAACTCCGTGTACGCTTCAGCGACATTCACGCCTCTCTGGCCCGCTGTCTCTCATGGCTTCGTCAACCGTCTGCAGAGACCTTCTCGAACTTTCAGCTCGACGCGGCAGAGAAGGATCAGGCTAAGGCCCTCGCCATCTCGAAGCGCTTCTCTGAACGCCTCATGACGCGCCTCCTCGATGAGACTCACCCCGAGGCAGGAATCCTCTTCCTTGGGTTCACGGGAACGGGTAAGACTCATCTCGCCAAGGCCATCCTCACCGACCTCGCGGCGCGCAAGGCTCCCGGATTCTTCATCCCGGCAAGCGAGTACTTCGACCTTTACACGCCCGCCTACGCGGCGAAGCTCGATCAGCCGCTCTGGAAGATTCGCCAGTGGCTCGCTTCAACTTCCTGCCTCGTCATCGACGAAGTGGGAACGAGCGCATGGACCGACGCCCGCAAAGATCGCCTTCAGCAGATCATCGATCTGCGCACTGCAAACCGCCTGCCGACCATCGTCACAACCAACCTAGCACAGGCCGACTTCGATGCCGCTGGTGCTGAGCGCATCGCCTCGCGCTTCAATCAGGTCCTTTACCCCATCAAATGCACCTGGTCGGACTTCCGCAAGCGCTCTGTCCTCAAAAACCTGAAGCCCGAGGAGGTGTTCTGATGGAACCCTCTACCGGAATCCACAAACGCTTCATCCACGCCTTCTCACGGTGGATCAGCCGGACGACCTTCATCATGAGGGAGCGACATGAGTGAGTGTCTTCGCTGCCGCAACTGCGCACCGCTCGAGCCGCTGCCGAAAGGCGATCCACTTCGCCTCCACAGAGGCCAGTGGGGGATGCTCGCCAGAGGCCTCGTCTACTGCTCTCTCCCCGGGGAGATCAGCGGATACAAGCGATTTCGCTCCGTCGAGTCCGTGGACTACTGCGAGCACTTCGAGCCCGAGCCCGATGCCGACCGCATAGCACGCCGCTTTGAAACCGTCCGAATCCTCCGCGCCGCTTTCGACCAATGGCGCAAAGAACTTCAATCAAAGGCCAAAACGAAATGACGCTCAAGAAAGTCACCCGTCTCATGTCCATCGATCCGCCTTCCAAGGAACACACGCCGAAGCGCCCGCCTTTCACTTTCACTGAGGTGGACATCGACGACATCTCCACCTATCCGCCTGAAGGTGCCGCGCTCTTCTTCGTCCTAAAAGAAGGAGCCTGGGATCGCTTCTACGGCGAACGACGCGGTTTTACGATCTTCGCTGACCTCTATGGGCTGACGTTCAAACTCGATCAGATCAAAGCATGGAGCCCAGCCGGCTTTACGAAGTATGAAGAACGCACTCGAGAGGAGAAGAAAGTCCGTGGTTAAGCTCAACATTCCCGGTACGCCTCAGGGCAAGGCACGTCCGCGCTTCTCTCGCACCGGCCACGCCTATACGCCCGATGAAACCCGTCGCTACGAGGCCCGTGTAGCCGTTCTTGGCAAGTACGCGATGTGCAACCGAGACATCATGCGCGGGGCAGTCAAGATTTCTATCCTCGCTGCTTTCCCTGTGCCTGCTTCGTACTCGCAGAAACGCCGCGCAGCATGCCTGCAGGGCTGCGAACGACCTGCCAAGAAGCCGGATATGGACAACATCATCAAAATCATCTGCGATGGACTCAACGGCATCGCGTGGAAGGATGACGCTCAAGTCGTTGAGGTCTCTGCTGCCAAAACGTACGCAGAGTTCCCATCCGTCACCGTCTACATCGAGGAGCTTTCATGATCGATCCGATATTCTCCAAACGCTTGCAAAACTGGAGTCGGTGCATTCGAGCTCGCAGGAAATCATTACCTTCGCCGACAGCTCAGGTATTAAACGAACTCCGCCTGAAGTATGGCCCTCCAGCTATTGAGGAGTACCGGAACGAACCTCCAATCTCGAGTGCTGATATGGCTGATGCGGAAAAGCTATCTGCTGCCTATGGGGGACCCTGGCTAACTCCACAGGAAAAGCGCGTGCTTCAAATGGTCTATGGAGAAGGGAGGCACGTCGGTTTGTGCGCTAGGGAACTCCGCGTGACGTATCGCGGTTTCTTGCGTGCATTTGATGGCGTGTGTCAGAAGTTCCAGAGAATCATCAAAACGTACTTTGACAACGATGGTTGAGGTATATATACTGAACATACAATTTTTAGCCGACTTCCATTGCGATTTCGAGAGTTTTGCCACGGGGCAGCCTTTTTGCACCCGAAAGAAACGTAAGCCCAGTCAGAGATGACCGGGCTTTTTTGATGCCGGAATAAGTAGCGTCGAAATACATAACATTTGCAAAAATGCTAACCTCATGGTAGAATATTCACGTGTTCAACCAATAGAGGAGATCATGAAGCAAAGTGAATTTCTTCGGTGGCTTAAGTCGAGAGGCGTTGAGGTCACCCACGGAACCAGACACCTTCGCCTGAGAGTCCCGGGGAACCCAAAAACGCAAACCATGCCTCGACACCCCGGCGCAGAGATGAATGAAAGTATCCGCAAGGACATCATTCGCGATCTTGGCCTGAAGGAAGTCTCTAAGAAATAAAACACACCCCCGCCTTAGCCGGCGGGGCTTGCTGCATGATCGTATGTCTGACAAATGTCAAATTTCGATTTTCCATGCCGCTTTGAAAAGCTTAAGGACGGCACTGAGATTGTTCGTTGCCGGGATCTGCCCGAACTTCTGTCATATTCCGTGGATGGCGAGCCTCTTGAAAATTGGGCCCGTTATGCCGTCGAGGATTGTGTCGAGTTCCGTATTAAAGATGGAGAACTTATTCCGGAGGCGTCACCTGCGCTTCCCGGTGAATATGTTGTTCATCTGAGCGCAAATCAGGTTGCAAAAATTCTGCTTTCAAATGCGATGGCGCGCGATGGTGTTTCTCGCGTCGAACTCGCTAAGAAGGCCGAACTGAAGCTTCCTGAAGTGACGCGGATTCTCGACGTTCGCCATCCTACGAAGATCGACCGTATTGAGGCCACTCTTCGGTCACTCGGCCATAGGCTTCAGCTGTCGATTGCCTAAAATCAAACCAGGACCGAACCAGCTTTTCACTTTGCTTCACTGGTTCCGGGTCCTGAGCACAAGGGCTTCTCTCCGGAGAGGCCCTTTTCTTTTTGGGGTAGGACGATGCCTGAAGTTCCACAAAAGAAAAGGAGGTGCTATGGCATCAAAACCGAACGCCTCCAAGGGCGGAAGACCATCAACCTATACGCCGGAGCTTGCGGAGAGAATCTGTGATTTGATTCGTGAAGGCAAGTCAGAGCGTCAGATTTGCAAGATGCCTGGCATGCCGGATGCGGTAACTCTTCGCAGATGGAAAGACACCAATCCAGAGTTTTGCACCCAGTCCGCGCGCGCGCGAAGCAAGCGCCGAGAAGTTCAACGATGAATTGCTTGAGCTTCAAGCAAATTTGAACAATGAACTGCAGACGCGATTGCTGAACGGCGATGACTTTCCGAAGGGAACTGTTGAAGCCTTCAAGGTGCTGATGCAGGAGAAGGCTCGCCAGATTTCGTGGCGTGATGATTCGCGCTACGGCGATCGCAAGACCGTGAAGATTCAGAGCGACACGCCTGATCTTTCCACGATCGACATGGAAAAGCTCAAGGCCGCAAGAGAGTTGCTGTATGACGAGACTCCCGACACTGATCGAACTTGATCAGGAGATTGCGCGGCGCAGCCTGTCCGAGTTCTGCAAGATGGCATGGCACGTGCTCGAGCCTGCTACACCGATCAAGTGGGGGTGGGCGCTCGATGCAATGTGCGAGCATCTCGAGGCAGTGCATAACGGCCAGATCAAGCGCCTTCTGATGAACGTTCCGCCGGGCATGATGAAATCACTGCTCACTGGCGTCTTCTTTCCTGCTTGGGAATGGGGCGCAGGCGGAAATCCTTCTCTGCGATATCTGACAACTGCGCATAAGGAAGACCTCGCAATCCGAGACAACCTGAAGTGTCGACGCTTGATCTCCCCCGATTGGTATCAGGAGCGATGGAGCGTCGAACTGTGCGGCGACCAGAACGCAAAGAAGAAGTTCGAAAACACGGCTACTGGCTTTCGTGAGTCTATGGCTTTCCGAAGCCTCACTGACTCTCGAGGCGACCGCATCATCATCGACGACCCGCTGAGCGTAGACGACGCCTTTTCAGAAGCCGCGCTCTCCGCTGCGGAGCAGACCTTCCTAGAGGCCGTTCCGTCCCGTGTGAACAACCAGGACTCGGCGATCATCGTCATCATGCAAAGGTTGCACGAGCGCGATACGGCCGGGATCATCCTGAGCCGCCAGCTGGGCTATGAGCACCTGATGCTCCCAATGCGCTTCGAGCCGGAGCGCCGGTGCGCGACATGCATCGGCTTCACGGACCCGCGCACTGAGGACGGAGAGCTACTCTTCCCGGAGCGCTTCTCCGAAGCGCAAGTCTCCGAGATGGAGCG